CTCAAAAACAATTTGTCCGTCATTTGCCACCCGTGTTCACTTCCTTTGCTTCTGCCGCCTGTGCCTTTTGAATCATGCCCATCACCCCGGCAAACACGTTTGACACATCGGTTTCATACTTGCGTGCTTGCTCTTTTTCGTTCAAGTGCAATGCAACGCTTTGTTTTGCTTTCATCAACCATTCCCGTTCCTTTTGGTTGTACTTGGTTGCGGCGGGCATAGGTCTTGCCCGGATGCCAATGGTTTCTTCGTACCTGCACCCATCGGGCAGGTATTGCAACAGTTCGACAAATTCAAACCAATGCAGGTCATCCCGGTACAGGTCAATCCCGTACACCTGCCGGAACGCTGTGCGTATCAACCCCGCATCCTGTTCATAGCTTGTAAGGCGTTTCCCGCCCGTTTCCGGGCTTGGTGGAAACAGGGTGGAACATAATACGGAATAAACCTTTGCGGCGTTTTTAGGGGCGTTTTTGACGCAACAGCGGGCGCACAAATAATCCCGTGCGTCCGGTAATATGTCATCCCTTTGCATGATCTCAAGCATCCGCAAAACGTTGCGGAAATCGAAATCACACTTGTACCGCTTGCCGTCAACCGTTATGCTGTCCGGCAACCGTTCAAATAGTTTAAGCATTCTTCATCCGCTTTTGCATTGCTGATATTTTGCCCGCAAGCCGCTCTTTGAAATACTGCCCGCAAACCGTAATGACACAGCCGGGGTCATCCGCATAAAACGCCATCAATTGTGCCGCCTGTTCCTTGCCAAAGATAACCGCCGCAAAGTATTCAGCGCATTCCTTGACAACCTCATCCGTGGAATCGTCTGTCAATTCCTTCATTTTCGCCTGTGCCTTGGTCAACCCGGCAACCATGCGCATTGCATCCCCGTTGACGGTCAGCGTGATTTTCTCGTCACCTTCCCGCACGGTAACTGTATCATGCACCCGGTTTAGGGTCATTTCATACCCACGCCGAAAAAGCTTCATTGTTTACCCCCTCAATTGTAAAAAAAGGGCGGGGAATGGAAGCCAAACCCCGCCCGGATAAATTATTTACGCCGCATCCGTCACGGTCGGTTTGCCGTTCAGCCGGAGCGTGCAACCAAAGGCGTTCACATCAAGCGTGGAACCGCCAAAGGTAGTGATTGCGCCAACGGTTGCGGGGCAAACAATCTGTTTGCCTTCGGCAACAATCTTGACCTGCGTGTTGCGGTCAGTACCAAGCTTGTATTGCATCCCGGCAATGTAGTCCTGCGCCGCATCGCCCGTGATACGCCGCCCGGAAACAACAAGTTCGGGAGCCGCCCCCGTGGTTTCGTTGTGCGCAAAGCCCTCACCGCACAGAAAAAAATACTGCTGATTCTGTTCGTTTTCGTTGAACTCCATGGACTCAATACCTGCGCACAGTTTCGCCCACGTGGGTTCGCCGCCTTGGGTTGCCGCCGGGGCGGTTGCAACATAAAGTTCATTTACCCAGTTCGCATTCATGGTTATTCGTCATCCTTTCTGTAAATTTTTACAATCAAATCCCCCGCCATCAACCAAGCGTTGTTATCCTCACGCCCAATGATACGGGGCAAATTGCCGCTTGTAATATCCACGATTTCCCACCCATCCCCGGCGGGGTACGCCGTGCGGCGGGTCAGCGTGTCAATGATATTGTTCAGCGTGTCGGAAAGCACCTGCAAATTGTGGTGCTTGCCGTTCAGCGCAAGTGTTAGGGGAATAAAGGCGTTCTTGTCATAGTACACTTCAAGCGGCGTTGACGGCGCAATTTCGCACGCCAAACCGTCACCCGTACCAAGTGCGCCCCTTGTAATTGACGCAAAATTGTCCATGCCGTCAATTAAATCCATGACCGCTTCAACGGCGGCATTTATTTTGCTTGTCATTTGTATAACCTCGTTATTGCTTGCGCTTGTCTGCCCCATTCGGCAAGGTGATTTTGTTTCGCAACCTCACACCAACGCCAACTTGCGTTCGGGTTCACATCCTTGTACGCTGTGGGGATTTCGTAATACTGCCGTGCCGCATATGGCGTTTGCCATATCAACAGCCCTTCTTTCAACCTGCTGTGTATGTACGAAGACATAATCAGCATCCCGGCGTCCTCTTTGCAATACATATTGCAATCCCGGAGAATTTGGGAAGACAGTATTTCAAGCCCGTTTTGCCAAGTGTTGTCAATCTTGGCTTTTATGCTGTTTTCGTTGATCTCAATGCGCACCGCCATCAAACCAACCCCACTTCGTAATGATGTAGGTTGTCTGTGTCATCCCGCAACGCATCAACCGAAAAGACGGTATATTCCACGCCACGCACAACAACCCGCATATCCCCCGCAAGTTTGTGCGCCGAATCAAACAGGGCGCACCAATCAAGGGCGGGGGTGCTAATGCGGGCATCTACAAACAGGATTGACCGTAGCACGCAATCCGTATTGCTCTGCGTTTTGCGGATTTCGTTGGTTGGTTGCAGGTGTACCCGCTTGACCGTGTATTGCGTGTATATCTGATTCTGATACCTGTCCACACCGGAACACACTTTGACGGTTGCGGCACTTCTCAAAATCTTTGACGGGATAGGTTTCAGCATATTACCACCACGCTTCCACGGTTGGTACTTGCGGGTTCATTAGCCCGGTTTGCTCAAGGTATCCGATTGCAAGCGGGGAAATGCTTTCGGAAAGCTTGCCACCGCCGCTTGCGCTTGCCTTGCCGTGTACGGTCACTTTTCCAACGGTAAAGCCCGCCGAAGCGGTTTCGTTGACGGAATCTGTGCCGTTGATCGCAAGGAAATCAACCTGTGCGCACACCGCCTTTTTGTATAGCATTTGATGCAGGGCGGGAAGCTTGGAAATAGCCGTTTCGTCTGCCCAATGCGTAACCGCACCGATAATGTCAGAAGCACGGGCGCAAAGGGCGGGGAAGGATGCTTCATCAGCATCCGTTCCCCCGTAAACTGTCGAATAAAATTCAAAGTTTACAACGCCCATGCGCTCACCTCATCAAGTTGCGGCAACGCTGTTGGCAATAATGCCCGCCGCACGGTTGGGCATCGCAAACGCACCGTAATAGTACCGCTCATAATACAGGTACTTGCCCTTGCTCTGCGCCGTGGGTGCGCTCATCATGGAAGTTTCGTACTTCACAGGGGCGGCAACCGCAAGCGGGTCAACCATAATCAGATTGATTTGCTTTGCCGTTTGAGCGGGGACAAAACCTTCGGTAAAGGAGAACGCCGTCTTCATAATGTCGGACGGGACTTCGGTGATACGCACGCCGTCAAGGCGGGCAACATTGCGGTCAATGCCCCTGTACCCTTCATCCGTGGACACGAACCGGGTAATTCCGGCGGCTTCCTTCAGAAGCTTGTAAACGGCGGGGGTCATGTACGCTTCCACCCGGTCACGGTTGACACGGGCATCCGTCATATTGGCAAGGTAAGTGTCCCACTTTTCAAGGATGTTGGCGGCGGTCAGCGTGGTAGTATCGGGCGTGGCGACAAAGCTGTGAAGCTTGGCGGCAAGGTAAGCGTCCATTTCGGGAATCTTTTGCAGTTCGTTGAAAGTCCGGGTGATATTGGCAATGGTTGCAACATCGTTGGTTTCGTCAATATCCATCGGGTCAACAAGGGTGTCCCATTCCCTGTCCATCTCAAGGGTTACAGGGGTGAACTCATTGTTCCAGTTCCGCTCAAACGTTCCCGTGATTTGGTCACGGTTCACGGCACGGGAACCCTTGACCGTCATGGACGGAATATACATGGTCTTGCCCATGCCGGGGCGGTACAGGTTGCTGTTATTAGCACCCCAAATTGCGCCGAAATAGGACATATAGGGGTACGCATTGGAAAGCGCACGGGAATATTCGGCGGCGTAGTTTACATCAGTTCGCACAAAAGCCATTTTGTTTCATTCCTTTCGTTATTTTTTCGCCGGGACAAAGCCCCAAGCGTTTGAGAATGCCGCAACCGCCCCTTCTTCGCCTTTGGGCATACTGCCTTCGGGCTTTGCGCCAAACTGCGGTTTGCTTGGTGCGGGGTCTGCCTTTGCGGTGAAGTATTCCTCATAATCTTTCCGCAGGTCGGCAAGCTGTTCCGTCACGGGTTTCGCCCCGTCAGCACGGTCAATCAGGTCATAAACCCTGTCAAAGAATTTGGGCTTCACATCCGCATATTCCGCACTTGTCCTTGCGGTCTGCTTGGTCTTGTACCCGTCAAACTGCCCCAAAAGTTCCTTGTATTCGGGCGTTTCTTTGACATTTACGGGCTTTTGCTCTTTTGCCCATGCTTCTTGCGCTGTCTTGATTGCCGCATCCTGTGCCGCCTGTGCCGCCCCCTTGGTAACATATCCGTCATCAAGCGCACGCCCGTACAGGCTGAAAATGCTGTCGGCACGCTCTTCCGGGGTCAGGTCTGCGTTGTTCAGAATGTCGGTCAACGCCTTGCGTGTAAAAATACCCGCCATGTTTTGCTCCTCCTTTTTACGGTCATTGGAGATTGACCGCTCTCCGTGTTTAACGCCCCGGCGGGCATGATGGTATGAAAAAAAGCAACGTGCGTTTGATGCACATTGCCTGTTTCATCTGATAAATGCTTTTCGGTGCGTTTTTATTCAATAATCTGCGAAATTTTCTCGAAATATTGAATTAAAATGCGTTTATCTTGCGATTTGTTCGCGTTATTCGCAAGTTATTCGCAAGTTTTTCGCAAGTTGGTTGCAACGCAAAGCGGCGCATATAGGGGTCGAACCTATACCTCCCGGGTCAAAGCCGGGTGCGCTTCCGCTACGCCAATGCGCTATAAAAATGCGTTGCAACCCGTGCGCTTTACGCCTTGCGCTTGCGTGTTGTCTTTTTCGGCGTTTCCTGCCCGTTTTCGGTCGGTGTAGCCGCCGCCGTGGGTGTTTGCTCATTCTGCGGCTTGATAGCGTTATTCACCGCATTTTGACCGTTTACGAATGCGCCGCAGGTCAAACACTTGCCGTCAACAATTGCCGGATGTCTGCATTTCATACCAATTCCCCCTTTCTGCCAACAAAAAGGCGTTTGCAATCGTTTCCGCTTTACGTTGGGGCAACAATAACTTCGCCATCTACAACGCACACTTCAACGGTTGTTCCTTGTTCGCCACCACACACAAAAAAGTGTATTCCTTTCTCCTCACCTATATAATCTAATACGGTAAAGCCTTCAGATTCAACAAGTTTTCTTGCGTTTTCACTCGTCATTTTGTACCGCCCTTCTTCACCGTTTGTGCAATAATGGCTGTGTCTGTTGTTATTGGTTTGTCATCCATGCGGAAGAACCCAAATTTGCCACGGCTACCACGTGCAAAATACCCGGATGCGTCCGCTTCGTCAACTTGCGGGTCAAGATATTTTACAACGCCACCCACCTTTTCCGCTACAAAAACGTGTGCCGATCTCGAACTTTTCCATCTGATATATATTGAATATCGTGAACCATCTGGAGCATTTGCAAGTTCTTTCTTTACCATTGCTTCCGTTTGGTCGAGTGTATATGCACGCACAGCATCCCCTCTGCTTGCACCAAATCCATTGAAGCATTCCGAACCCCACGAAACAAGATTCTTCTTTGTGTCTTTCGGTTTGGGCATTGCTTCGACATTATAACCACGCCGCCGCAATTCGTATGCTTGCACGCATCGTTGGCAATTGACTTTGTTTTGCACATCCAAATAATAATTTGGATTTGCGCCTTTTCTCGCTTCTTCAATTGTCATTGGAGTGCCTTGCGCCACGCCAACAGCGTTTTCTATAGGGTCGGCTTGTCCTGCTTTTTGTGGCGCATTTGTTGCGGGATTTGCTTGAGGCACAAGCGGCACATTCTTGGTCGTGCCCGGTATGTTGCCGAACTCAAACTGTGCGCCGCCGCCGGAATAGAACCCCTCAATCATTTCCTTTTGCTGTTGCTCAAACAAGGCAACATCATAGGTTTTTGACGAAGGGAACTCCCGCTTTGTATATACGGCTTCCCGGTTTTGCCGCCTTGTGCGCCCGGTTGCATCGCAAAATGCGTCAATATCATCATCCGTTTGCCGTATCTTTGCCCGCTGTGCCTTGATCAACTCATCCGGCGCACCTTGCGCCTTCAGCATCAGCAAATCCCGCTTTTCCTCACGGATTTTGCGCTCAAGCCCCCTTTGCTGTTGGCTTTCTTCGTAGGTCTTTGCGTTTTCCTCTTCGCTCTGCCCACCCTCACGGACAAGGGAAACGCCGGGGATGAACGGGGTAGGGTAGTGCTTGCAATTGATACCGAACAGCCCGGCGGGTTCCCCGT